GTCATGATTTTTTCTTTTTTCAAAAAAACTTCTTGATTGTTTTGTTTTGTTTTTGGTTTTTGCGTTGGGTCTAGTCCGAGGTGTTCTGCTCTTGAATGGGCTTGTGCGCTTCTTTGGCCGTTAATGAATTCAGCCCCGCGCCTACTATTGCAACTCTTGCAACTTGGAACTAACTCTGTGTCGTCTCCAACGATTGCAAAGGGGATGAGGTGGTCTGCTTCGGTGGCAGGTGCTTTGTTGCACCAGTGGCAGAGGGGGTTGCCTTGGAGTAGTTCTGCGCGTCTGCGTCTGAACTCTGGACTACTGGTTCTCTTGCTCATGGTTGCCCCCTGCTAACGCGTCCCCCCGAGGGGACTTGTTCTCTTTCGTTGTGGTCGAGTGTTGTGTAATGCTCGCCCCCCGCAATTCCAGTATGTCTCTGAGGTTGCCGGATGTTTGACATCGTTGGACGGTCACCATTCACATTTATGACGTTTGGACGCTGCACAGTAGCCCGAAGGCAGACTGCTCGACCCACGTCACCGTGTATTCCACCTACCATCTGCAACTGATGATGAGGCCATGCGTCTCTAGATTGTGTTGGCATATTAGTCCTTGCGGATGCCTTGGAGGATTGCTATGCCGATACTTAACAGAAGGATGTACCACGCGACGACAATCATCCGATTGTTCCTAATCGTTTAACGGGGGGTTTGAACATCTCGACGCCGTCTGGTAGGAGCTGCGGAAACTCTGGCAGGTCAGTAATTGGGTAAAGGCGGTAATTCTTTATCGTGAAACAGTCAGGGAATATCTCGTCGTTGTACTCAATGACTTCTCGTCCTGTGATCCATCCTTCGACAAGGACTCGGTTGTCTCTGACTTTGGCGAAGATGAAGTTGTGGTCGGGATTGTCGCGTCGGCGGACTTTTAATGTGGTGTCGGGATTCTCTGTTGAACGCACCTGGTAACTAAGTACGTCGAAGCCGTTTTTGTCTTCGGTGAGGTCTTCCCATTCCAGGCCGAACAGTTTTGACACGGCGAACTCGGCGATGGCTCCTGAGATGTCTGATTGGAACCAGTTCTGTTCGTGGTATTTGCGTTCGGGTTGGTTGGGTCTGCGGTCGAGCCTGATTGCCCTGAGACGGCGTTCTACGCCTGCGTGACACGCGACGCGCATCTCTGCCTCACTTAGCCTCACTCTGACTTGTTGCCTCATTTGATGCGTCCTACTCTGCCGAGTCGGTCTGCGATTGCGTCGAGGTCTCGTGGTCGCCAGAGGTGGTATTCGATTCCTGCGTTGATTAGGCAGCGTGCGTACTTTTCCTGTTCGGCTGAGAGTTTGCCTTCGGCGGTTTTGAGTTCGCAGAAGATGACTCCTCGAGAAGGGATTGAGGTCGAGACTAGGACTAGGTCGGGGAATCCGTTGCCGTCTGACCGCCAGACGCCTGGACGGGGCGATGAGGGCGAGGCATGGAAGACCAGCCATTGTTGCATCCGCGCAAGTTTGATGACTTGATCTTGGAATATCTTTTCTGAGACCGTCATTGTTCTTTTCCCAGGAGGAATCCGCACATAAACAAACTGACGCACATGATGACAAGAGTGATGAGGTCAACCATTGTCATTCCTATGGATGAAAGAGTGAATTTCATAACAAAGTTTTGAAAGGTCATCGTTGACCCTGTCAAGTACTGGGGTTTCTGTTTGTTGATGCCATTGCCATTCACGAAGTACGACTGATGCTTTTGCGAGTAGGTAATTAGCCTCGTGCGGGTTCATTAGAACGCCTCTTCGGGTTCTTGTTCCGGTGCAGGTGCGCTCTTGATTGTGTCGATGTACTGCGACGCTTCTCGTTTTGTCCAACCCTGTATTCCTGCCGGAACTGTGCGACCGAGGTTTTTACATACGGCGCGGATCATGTTTAACTGCTTGTCTGAGGCAAGGTTTGACGGCTCTGTGACGCTTCCGCCTTCGGTAGGTCGTGAGGTCATGCGCTCAACCTTCTGCATTTCTTCCCTTGAGGGGCGCTTCGTCCAGTCGGTGCTTGAAGCAAAATCGCAGTCAGCAAGGGCGCGTCCGATTGCGGATGTGGCTGCGTTCTCGATGTGGCTTGTCTTATTGACATTATTTGAGCCGCGTATTTCTTCTGCAAAGTCTGTCGCAACGGGACGGTCGTCTTCGCGGTCAACATAGATGTCGGCCTGGACAATGACGCGGTCACCTTCAAATGTCAGAAGTTTTGTGATGACTCGACCTTCGGGATGTTTCTCCCAGAAGCGAGCAAGACGCGAGGCGACTGGTTCGTAATCTTCAATGCTCATTTCTGGTCAACAATCCACTCAATGACTGCTTTAAGTTCGTCGTTGTTGTTGCTCATGCTTGGATGGCGTAGGCGTTCTGCCGAGTTGCGCATTGTCATAATCAGAGCAATTGCCTGACTGACCGTTGAGCCTTCTTCAAAGCGCATCTCCCCGTCAAGTTTGACTGACAGATTCATAAGACGCGCAATGATTTCGTCGGTTGTTAATTCCATGATGTTTCCCTCATCTTTCGTTACGACCCTGAAGTCGCTTTCCAATGCCCGAGACCACCATTGTCGAAGAGGTATCGAGCGACCCTGACATTACACGACGGATCCTGTAATGCACGGATGACGTCTTGTTTCTTACAGACTGCCCGTGTCACGGTTGCCCAGGAGCCTTGAATCTGCATGAGTCCGACATCGGGTCGTCCGGTGCTTTGGCGGACTGGCGACACGGCTTGAGCGGTGCAGCGCGACTCGCGGTACATGATCCTCGAGAGGGTTGGCACGACCTTTGCGGGGAAGTGTTTGCGCAGGAGCGGTTCCCATTGTGGGCATGATTGTGCAGCTGCGCTTGCGGGAGCGGGGATGGATATTGCGGTGATGAGGGCTATTGCCATGATTCTCTTAATCAACCTTTTCAACTTCTGTAATCGAAGCAAACGTCATCCAGGGAGCCGCTCTTTTGGCGACTGTGACTTTGACGATCTCTTCTGTTGCCGAATCCGTGAAGATTTGGACGAGGGTTAGTTTGTCCTTAGACCATAACGGCATATAGCCCCACGAGGGAAGCATCACCTGTTGGCCATCATTTTCATGAAGAGCCAGCAACTGACCCATCCCATTATGAAGGCATAGATGAATTGTGTATCGGTCATGGCGTTTCCCTTCGCTCGACGTGTCCAGATGTTGTAACACAGACGCGGGTCTAGGTGGCGGATTCGACCTCGGAACCAATGAGGGAAACACAGTCAGTCCCGAGGTCTAGCCTGAAGAGGATGATTTCTTCGGGCGATTTAAGGCTTGGGCAATGCCCGCCAAGCGGCTTCGAAGGCTTCTGCGGATTGCTTTGCCATTTCAAAGTGGAGCCAATTTGGGTTGCCTTGATAGGAGCCTGCGTTGTTTTCGGAGGTGTAAATGAGGACGCCTTTTTTGCCCTCACCGCGACTACACCTGTAACCGGCACCGAAGTCGCCGTAAGCGTACCAATGCAATTCGCATAGTCCGAGGGCTTTTGAGTTGGCAAGGAACCAGTCCCACATCTCGCGGGCTTGTGCTTCGTCTTTGTATTGAATATCAGCTGCGTATCCGGTGGCGTGGACTGAGAGTCCTGCGTTGTTGCGCATTGGTCGATTGACGTATGTCCCGAGAGATTTAGTTCCCCAACGCTTTTCGCATAGTTCAACCAGTTTTGCCGTTACGGGTTGAGTGGCTTTGCCATCCCAAGATGGGTAATACGGGTAGACGCGGTTGCTCATATTGGTGGGTCTTTCGGTTTATCTTTGAGTCCGTTGCCAGCAAGAAGGCCAATAAGACCGCCAGCGAGGGTCATGAGCATCGGGGAAAGGATTGCCCAAGCCTCAGAATCGTTGGGGGCTTGCTCGGTTGGTTGCACCACAAACAAAAGCCCATAAAGCAATGCGACGATGGAGAATAGAAACGCGCTTGAAAGGCATACGCCGACAACAAGAATAAGTCGTGCTTTAATTTCTTCGTTGGTAAGTCTGTTTTCTAGTTTCATTTGCATTTGCTTTCCATGAATGATTTGTCAAGTGTGTCGGTAGTTTCGCAATTGTGACGTACACGATCCGCGCAGCCTGTAAGTGACCCCAAAAAAACCAATATAATCAGGGCTTTTAGGGGGTTTGCTATGGTCATTAGGCAATTCCAATATCTTCAATTAGCAAAATGCTTGGCGTGTTGGCATCTGATGTGAATGTTGCTGCACTGTTTGTTCCGTTGTTTTCAACAGTCATTAGTAGGTAGGTCGATGACGTTGTGCCTAGTTGTGCTGTCGTCACGTAACTGGTTTTGGCTGGTGAACCCCAGTAACCAGTTGGAACTGCTGAATAGATTGAGTGGTCAATGATTGTTCCGCTGGTTCCGCCAACTCTGATGTAGATGTCTTGGTTGTTGCCTGAACTGTTTTTAATGAATGAACCAATGGCCCAGGTGACGCGGTAAATGCGATTGGTAACTGGTGTGAAGTTTGGTGTTTGTAAAAACGAAACTGCTGCTGTGGTTGCTGGCGTACTGCTAGCGCTGGTTGAGCGGATGCCTGCCACAATGCCAAAAGGCAGGTTATTCATTGCAGCTGCTGTGAGGGTATCCCCAGAAGTGAAGGTGGTGTTAGGTGTGGCCATATTTTCCTTTAGTAAGTAACGCCTAAGCGGTTTTGATCGAGAACGCCAAAAGTGGCGGAGTTAAGAACAAATTGTGTGTAGTAATCATTAGGGGAACAATACACAGTGAATGTCGTTTGGTCAGGTGTTGCCGAATATGAGATGCCTTCAATAGAAACTTGCTCTGATGTTTCAACTCCTGAACCTGGCACGACGTATTTAATTTTGGCAAAAGACGATGAAAAGTAGTTGCTCAACATATTTTCAATGCCAAAGTTTTTTTGTGTTACATCGGTAAAAGTTATTTCGTATCTAAGGTCGTAGGGGTTTGATTGACAGTTTGCGTTCCACTGTGCGACGTTGCCTGCTTCGGTGGTGTTTTTGTTTTGTGTTGATATGCCATTGAAGCGTGTTCCATAAGTTGCGACGCTTGACGCATTGGTGCGTGTTTGTGCAGCCACTGTTGGTGGCGTAGCAGTCACAGTGTTGACAAAGTTTTGACCCGCTGTAATGCGTTTGAAGTCTTTATAGACAATGAAAAGGTTGCCAGTAGATGCGCCGACAGATGGCTGAAAAGTGACTGCGTTTGTAATGGGGCTGCCTGATGACTGACCATAAAAAAACAATGTTGCGCTAAATTGGTATAACTGCGGTGGTGGGGCGTTAGTAGCCATGTTGAGGTTTATGCGTTGAGAAAGAGTGCCGGTGTAGTTGCCACCTACTGCGTCTGCTGAACCAAAAAATGTGTTACCCCAAGCCATGTTGCTAGGCAAAACACCTGAAGCAACAGTGACCTGATTAATTAATTGTTTGATACATAGGTCTTGTGTGAAAGCAAAGTCGGTCATTTGGATACGGCCAGCGCGTGTCATCCAGTCATCCATAACAATAGTTGCAGTAGATGCAGAGCCTGTGCCTGAAGTTGTTGTTGTACCTACTTGATCGTTGTACTGCACCTCTGAAACCCAAAAATATTGAGAATCAACACCTGCACCAATGTTTATTGCATTACCAATATCCCAATTTGCAGACTGATTAGTGTTGTTTCTAATGGTGACAGTCATTTGCTGACCCGAGTATTGGTCAAGGAATGAACGCCTTCCGCGCATACGCGAAAAGGACATAACATCCGCAGTCAAGTCTGTTGATGTACTAAAATTGTAAAAGTTCCAAGCAATTTTCGCCATTACGCAGCTCTTGTTGTTATGGGTACTGGGCCATTAGTGCGCACATAGTCTTGAAGTGCCTGCACAACTGCGTTTGGGTCGCCACCACTGACGTTGATAGTGAGGTTGGCGAATGGCCCGATACCGCCAATTCCTGCGGTCTCGAAGCCTCCTGCGTTGCCTGAGGTGTTGTCGAACTCTGGTGCGCTGAGGTAAATAGTTCCGCCGTCGCGGACGCCTCCAGAACTTGACACTCCGCTTGACGCGATGGGTCGTGGTGCAGCTGCGGAAACTGATTCGCCTCCGCCTGTGCTACCCCCGCCGAACATTGCTGCCTCGGCTTGTGCCGTTGAAGTGAAACTTCCTCCAGACTTAGCGTCTGGCCCAATTTTGCCAAAAGAAACACTTCCTAATTTGGGGATGTCTTTGAATGGGCTGATGAGGTTGATCGCGCTGATCAGGACGTTTGTTGCTTTGATCCAGTTGTTTGCCATGAATTCAAAATAATCTGATAGTCCGTTGACCACGTTTTTGACGAGGCTGCGGAATCCTTCAAATTTGGTGTAAGCAATGCCGATGCCGGTGACTAGAAGTCCGATGCCGACTGCGATGAGTCCGAATGGGTTGAGTGCCATTGCTGTGTTGACGGCAAGGATTGAGACGGCTATTGCGCCGATGGTGCCTGCGATGACTGTGAAGACTCCTGGGTTGTCTTGTGCCCATTGCGCCATGTTTTGAAGGTAAGGCAAGACGGCTTCAACGACTGGCAAGAGCGACGCGCCGATTGACTCTTTTGTCTCGTCGAGGGAGATTTTCATGAGTTTGAATTTGCCTGCGGTGGTGTCCGCTGCTTCTGATGCTGCCCCGCCGAAAGTCTTGGACAGTACCCCCATGACTTCGTCAAGGCTCATGCCTGACTTGATCATGTCTTTCAACTCGGGCGACAACTTGGCGAGGGCTTTCTCGTTGCCTCCGTACGCCTTCTCTAAGGCGGTTGTAACGGTCTCTAAGGGCTTTCCAGTCGCTGTTGCGATGTCCATAGCCAGCGCCACGCCCTTTTGGGCTTCTGTGAGGTCGTGGGTCTGGGTCGCGAGTTTTGACAGTGCCGGACGAAGTTGGTCGTCGGTGTATCCGAGGAGTTTGCCTTGGGTACTGATCCAGTCCTCGTTGGCTTTGATTTGGGCGTCTGTGGCTCCTGTGGTGCGGGCGAGTTGACCAGCAAGTTTTTCCTGTGCAGCGGTGTCGTCAATTGCTGCCTTGACTGCATCTCCAAGCGCAACGGTCAAAGCACCGACGGCTGCAGCTGCGGGGATGGCTGCTTTTTTAATGGCGAACTGTGCCTTTTCGGAATTGGTCTCGAGTTGCTTGAATGACTTAATTGCTTTTGAGACTCCGTCTCCGTCGTAGGACGAGATGATTGGGATTGAAAGTGCCATTATTTGAGTTCCTTTTCGACGCGGTTAATTACTGCTTGAGATGCTGATTGCATTTCACGTTCAATTGCTCCGCGCTTGCGAAAGACTGAAGGCCCGAGAACTCGAGTTGTGCCTGGGCGTAATTGCCCGAGGGAGTCACCAAGGCGGTTTGCGTTGGCGCGTCCCGCTGCTTCAAATACTGCAGCTGCAACATTGGTCTGAGTTATGTAGATCAGGGACACGGCTTCTCGAGATGCGTCAACTTTCAATTTGACTCCAGAGACTGCTCGAGCGACAGAGAACGGAAATATCTTCTTACCGTTTTGTGTCCATTTGCGAGCCATGCCTGAAAGATACTCGCGTTGGTAGCCCTGCTGCGCCTCTTGGATTGCGGGTTGGGCGATGCGCGTCGCTTGAGCGGTGAACTCTTTGCGTAGTCCAGGCTCAATTTTATTGAGGGAACGAATTGCCTCTTTGAGTCCTGTCATTTCTATTGAAGTGTTGACTGTCATTTTCTACGCCTGGAGGCTTTCTCTTTTTCGTTCAACACGTCGACAACTGTAAAGAGGTCGTCCACGTCGAACTCTGGCAATGCCCAATATCCTGTCGCGACAAGTACTTCGGCTATTGAGCGTCTGTACGTGCCGCGTCGGTAGGGTTTGGGGCGTCAGAACTGACAACGTCAACGGCTTGAATCTTTTTGATGTAATCGTCAAAGATTGCCGGAACAACGACCCCTGATTGTTTGGCGGATTCGTATGCGAAGAAGGCAAGGTCTTCTGCTCCGATGCCGTTGGCAAGTGACGATGCTTGGCGTTTGGTTCGGCGTTCCCATGCGACGACAACGAATAGGTTCGTTGTGACTTCATAGGGTTCGCCTTCGTTCGGTGTGACTTTGAGTGTGATTTTCATGTTTCCCTCTGTTGTTATTTAGATTATGTCGCGTACCCAGGTGCCACCTGTGAATTGTGCGGTCACAGTTGAAAGTGCGCCAACGGTTGAGTTAATTGGCGTGAAACTGGCAAGCATCGCGTTTGTGATGACGTACTCAGGGTTGGTTGCTGATTCGGTTGTTCCAGATGGTGAGATGGTCAATATTGTTGTGCCGGTGCCTAAGCATGATGCCAAAATTGCCTCGACCTCGGCTGCGCCATAGGAAAGGAAGAAGTCAATTGAGACGTCTACTGTTTGCAGGCCTTGAGTGAAGCGGTGACCTGTGTCGCCAAACGCGGTTGACTCGAGGGAGTCAAAGCCGACTGTGATTGTGCAAGCGTTGCCCTGATCCGACAAGTCGGTTGTGGTTGCGCCCTGTGTGATGTTGATGGTGGCATTCGAGAGGAATGTTGATGTTGCCATTGTGGCTCCTTAGTTTCTACGCACCGCGATTGCCACGGTGAGGTCGTATGTTGGTATATCTTGCCCGCCGTAGTTCGCATTGCCTGGACGGGCGTCTACGACTGCGATGGACGAGTTCATAATGGTGTCTACCGTTGTCATTAGGTAGTCGCCAGAATCTTGGTTGCCTGGAGGAGCTGCTAAGACGCGGACGGGAATGCGAAAGTCTCCGACGTTATATGTCCATGAGGTCATTGACGGGAGTTCAATCATTACGGACATTGGTCGCGCGTTTCGGGGATCTGTGACGGGTTTGAGACCGAGAGCGGTAAGAGCGGTTTTGATTGCGTTGACTGCGTCGACGAGGATTCCTGTTGCAGCCATTATGCGACCTGTGGTCTTCCGCAGCCGATGAGAGCCATGATGCGTCCCATTGTTGACGGGATCGGGATTGAAGACATTGAGTCGAAGGAGGCAAATGAGTCTGCCGATCCGCGTTCGCGGTAGAGCGTTGCTGCGTACATGATTGTGCCGAGTTTGACGTCGGCACCTGGCACTGTGGATTGCGAATCGGTGTATCCGGCTTCGCGACGCTTGCGGAAGATGTAGTTGTTTGCAGCGTTGACGCAGACCGTGATGAAGGCGGTGTCGTTAGCGGTTGCAACGTCGATGCCGAGCCATGAGGTGACATCGGCTGCGTTGATCCATGAAACGGATGGAGTGAAGGTGACGGTTCCGGTGGCGGTGTCTCGAGGAAAGTCGACGCCTGCATTGACATAGAGAAACTGATAGAGACGAATTACATCGGAATCAAAGAGAAGGTCGCCCTCTTCTGAGACCCCGATGAATTCGAAGTCTTGTGTTGAGACAATGGTTGCCGTGGCAGAGAATCCGTGGCCTGCGCCTGCGATTACCACGGAGTCCCCGACTTGGATGCCTGTCTCAACGAAGGTCTGGAGAACGGCGTACCCATCGAGGCGCGTATGAAACGCGAGATCGTAAGTAGCCATTATTCCAGTTCCTTTAAGAGTTCGTCTGAATCAGACGAACGCAGCCTTGACGAACTTGGTTGAGTCAATCATCAGCGTTGCAAGGTAACCGCGGAATGCGATTGTGCGGCTTAGGGTTGACGGAACGTCGATGCTGATTGCGCCCTTCTGCTGTTCAAAGATTTCGTAGCCAGATGGGTCACCGACGATGACTGTGCTTGCTGCGAAGTTGCGGTCAACAACAACCTTCAAGCCGAAAGCCATCATGTCTGTTGAGTTTGCATTTGAACCACCGAATGCGTTCATTGGGCCCACGTTCGGGAACAACGGACGGTCTGCGGTGTCGCTCAATGACGAGAGACTTGCCCATACGTTTGGTGCAAGGAAGAGGTGCGTTGGCAGGTTGCCGTTGCTTGAGGACAAGATTGTCGACGCTGCACCATAGATCCATTCAACCCAATACGCAGGATCAGCACCTGATGCGCTTGCAAAGTTGCGAGTGACTGTTGCGCCTGAAGCCAAGTTGTCTGCTGCGACGTTGTCGGTTTCGTTGGCGTAGATGCGAGCCATGTCGTCAAGAAGAAGACCAATGATTTCAGGCTGTGACCAGTCAATTGACTGTTCCGACAGAGTGACGTATCCGCCGTATGTTGCCTTTGTAACTTGGTTGTCTGTGATGACAAAAGTTCCCTGAGTGAGTGCGGTGTTTTCAGTTGCCTGATTGCCGATTGAAGTATGTGTTGTTACTTCTGGACGGATAAATACTTTTCCGCCTTGTGGCATTGCCTTTGCACCGATTGCGTCAATGACTGGACGACGACCGATGAAGTTGTTGTAGACAGGCTGAACGATTGGAAGTGGAAGAACACCTGGGATGTCTGAGGTGAGGACGTTTGGTGCAGCTGCACGGA